CTTATAGTATATTATTTTATTTTGATTTCCACTTATTAAGAAACCATTCCTGCCCTTTATTAAATTCATCAGTAAAAGATGTCAATCCGGGTGAATTATGAGTAACTAAAATATCACCAACACCCAATTTAAAGCCGGCTTTATGACACTGCATAGAATAGTCTAAATCGTAAAAGTGCCATTTTGAAGGGCAGCTTTCATCAAATCGTATCTTTTCAAATACCTTTCTTTTTATAGCGAGAAATACCCCATCTAGTAATAACACGCGTTTAGGGTAGGGGCCAAATGCAGTCATGTGCTTTTCATCTGTATCACCGTGTGCTACTGCTCCAAACAAATTACCAGAACCAAAGCCACCACCCATTAAATGCCACAGCGCGGGTTTTTCAAGCTTTACCTCCGTCGTACCAGCACACCCCACTACATCAAATTTTTGTAACTGTTGTTCTAATCGTTCTTCTGAAAAATTCTCTAAAATTACATCATCATGAACAAGCACTAAATTATCTATCTCATTCTCTAACGCAAAATCGATAGCTTTGTTGTAAGTTTTATGTAGAGACTCTTTATTACCCTCCTTAATAAAAAATGGAGTTTTACCATCATCTGTTTTATATAAAAGGGACTCCCCCTTTTTACTAGGCGTCGCTGAAAAAATAAATGTTTTCATACAAATGCAAATGGCGAGTTATATTCAAAGGTCCCGGCTTTATTCCACCTTTTTGTTTTCTTATTTAACTTCATAATAACCCCTTCAGGTAGTAATTTGTACCCAGCGCCGGGCATTGTAGAGTAATTCCCTTTATTATTATAGTGAAGTAATGATCCAGACCTGGCTATATAAATGTCATTAGTGAAACAATGTAACATACTTAAAGCATATGTACCTTTTAACAGTTGCAATGATTGCTTAATAATTGCCACCGGGTCTTTATTTGAACGAGTAAATTTTTCAAGCAGCTCTACTATAACTGCAGTATCAACCGGATTTTCTAGGAACTTTGCTTCTTTCCTTCTTAGTTTTTTATCATTTGTCAATACACCATTATGACTAACTAGCCACGTCATAGATTCAAATGGATGAGACGTATTATAGCTCCACTCTCTCTTAGCTGACGTAGGTGCCTGTACATGCCCAAGAAGATACTCCACATTATCTTTACCGGCGTAATTAAATTTATCAAAATTTATGTCACCTTCTTGTTTTGCAACAAACTGATCTTCATCTGCTAAGCATACAACACTGCTAGCAAAGTTGCCCCGTTCTTTGTTAGCTTCATATAAAACCTCAAACATCGTTTTGTCAAATGATCCAAAAATAGCGCACATATAATGTAGTATAAGGTATAAGAGGGAATAATCTATATATTTTGGCCTCTAAGATATAAATATATTATATGGGTTCTTTTGATTATAGCGACGATTATAGTAGTTTTGATAATTTATTAAATCGGACAACTTTATTAACTGAAGGTGGTAGGGGTCTAGGAGGTTATCACCCCGGGTTCGGTAGATCCTTAACGAGTAGATTAAAAGATGCGGGATCAGAAGCATTTACTAGAGACTCACGTAAATTTGTTGTGCATATATTATATGGGGCTAACATTCTTACAGACGAAGAAGAGAGTATGTTACGATCAGCTGGGCCTGCAGGGGGAAAAAATTACAGGTTGGCCTTAGTACAAATTTTAGATAATCATAAGGATGAAATTATCGAGAGAGCAGATGAAATTAGTGATGCAATAGAGGAAAGATTTCCAGCACTAGCAAATGAGATTTTAGGTAGGGATCCTGAAAGAATAAAAAATAATATAAGTAAAAGAAAGGTAAAATTAGCTAATAAGGAAATTGAGAAAGGAATAAAAAGTGGAGAGAATCCGGTTGATGTTATCACTGATGAGATGGAAAAGGTTTTAGCTAATGCTGCTGTATATACAGCTTTAACTAATGCACAACGTAAGGTATCAGATAGGGCATTAGATGCAGTTGAAAAATATGCGATAGAGTATGTTAATAGTTTTAGTGATTTAGATAAATTAATTAACAACTTAAAAACCAAATTTGATGACGAGGACTTTAATATGTTAG